CAGATACTCAAGCTGGCACGCAGCTTTCTTGCCACGCCAGGACTGCTATCATCAAACGTCGCCGCAAACCCATGCGTGACAGCATCGATGTCGTCAACGATGGTTGCAGGGTTAGTATTGTTTCGCTTTGCGTTAGCTAAAATGTCATTGATGCGCTTGCGTGCTTCAAACTCAATCTCAGTCTGTGTGATGTCGAGCGCAGCCTTACGGGCAGCTCGGTCAAACACCGTACCGTATCCACCAGGCAGCTCTAGTTCTTCTCCACTCTGGAAGGCATCACGAAGTTGCTCGGCGGTAGGTGCGTTCTTCGCGCCATATTGCGCACCTTGTATCTCGGCTTCCATACGGGCTTGCTGGCCAAAGAATGATGACATACGGTCCATAGCGCTGGAGAGCTGGTTCATGCCACGCTCAATTGCTTGAGCCGGCGCTGCCGTCTCACGCGGTGCGTATAGTTGCATACTTGCCCGTCTTGCTCTTACGCTACGCTCTACCATTATCCCGTCGCATTTCCTGTTGAGCCACTAGGGCTGAAATTTTGCATACCCTGGCCAACACCGACTGCCGTGTTTCCAATTGCCGCCAGCGTTCCATATTGGACAGCATACCGACCAGCGGTGCGGAATTGTTGGGCATTGCGGTTACCAGCATCGAGCGCTAGCTGGGCGTTTGTTCTAGCCAAGCCACTGTCGCCGATACCGACGTTCATTGAGTAGGTGTTGATTAGATCAGCGCTTTCACCAGAGGCGTAAGGGTTGAGACCCCCCGCCGCTGTTCGAGCTGTAGATGCGGCCATGGCCTTTTCCATGTTTCGAAGAACTTGTGCGCCCTGCATCTTGTAGTTCGCCGCATCGACGCGCCCTTGTATCTCGGCGTTTCTTGCTTGCATTTCGTATTGTACTTGCTGCGCCTGGGCAGCTCGTATCTGTGCTATCCCGCTAATTACCGCGCCAACAATTTGTAAAGCCGCACTCATATTACGCCCCCACGCTTACTTTGTAGTCCAAGGCCAACACAGTGAGGAACAATGGCTGACTTTGACTAATGGTGATTTGTGCGTCCCGATCATATCCTCGGAACCCTTGTGTCTTTCTTGGCCCCGTAAATGTTGGGACCGCACCAGAACCGGACAATGACCCCTGTGTCAGGTTTATTTCATTGCCGTTTATGGTGATGTTTTGCGTCGTGTGAAGAAGAGGTGTTATCTCTAAAATCCGACGTTTCTGGCTTTGCTGAGAACCACTAGACAGGCGTGGCTCAAAAGGCTGGGTCTTGACCGTGATGTCAAAGTTAAGACCCACCTCCGCATAGACAGTTGGCACCGCACCAAGAGTAACAGCGCCAGAAGAGACCGTGGCATCAGGGTCTACTATATCGTCTCGAATAATCTTAACGGCTTCACCTTCCAGGTGAGATAGACCGCTGGCTGTTGTTGTCCCAGGTATAGCCTGGTCAGGAGCCACGGCACCAGAATAATACTGGATAGCCGCATCCGTTGTGCGGTCATCGTCAAATGTTTCGAGGTAGTATTTCGTCGCGCCATTGATGGTACGCTTGACCACAGTGTAGATTGTATCGAGGTCCACAGCGACATCGATGAAGTCGCCGTCCGTTGTCCACGATGATGGTGCGACAATCTGTTGTGGCCGGTTTAGCATGAACGCCGTGATGGTTCCGACAAAACCAACCGAGGCACCACGATAGCCCTCTGTGTTGGTGCCGTTTACAATCATCAGTAGGTCACCCTCGGTTGTGTCCGTTGCTGGGCGTAGAGCCATCCGTTGCGGATCAACCAGCATATGTGACGACAATAGGGAGATGTTATTGGCCACATAGGACAGCTCTACGTCTGAGAACAGCATTTCACGCACTGCCTTACCTTGGCGCTGGATAAACAGCGTGCCACCCTCTGCCGCTTGGGGCCGGATGCCGAGCTGAGAACCGCGACGTGTCGCTGATTTGATAGTAATGTTCGCTGGTGTAATCGGGTCCAGGTCAGCCTGGGGGACAAAGAACTCTGCACCCGTTGTGAAAATTTGCAAGTCTCGACCGGAACGCATCGCCGTGATTGCGTTCACACTGTCGGTCGTAAGGGTTGCCGAGATGGCGTCATCATCAAGCGCCTCGGCTGGCTTGAAGTTAAAGTATTCCGCGACTTTTGAACCCCATACCGTTGCCGGCTGAGATGCACTGCCGCCAAACCAAAGCCGCCCTTCGTGAAATGTTGTTGTTCTAGGCCAGCCTCGCGTGTTGGACCAGGCGTCTTCATGCCCTTCCTCTAAGGTCCAATCGCCAGAAGCAATTGCATCCGTTGAGAAGAACGGAACCTCTGTCACCGCTAGCACCTCGGTGGCGCTGTTAAATTTGGTAATACGCGCCCGACCGAAGTCTGTGTTGTCGTAAACATACTGGTCTACATGTGAAGAGGTGAAGACTGATGCACCGGCTGTAAGGGTTACTGTGCCGCTGACAGCGCTTGGTGTTAACGTCGCCGCCGGATTGCTTTCAGATACCGTAAACAGCGTCTTGGGCAAAGTGAGAGACAGCGCAGAAATCGTCCAAGTCGAGTTGTTCGCACCCCGCACCACAGAGAACGGAGCGAAGTTTTCATTGACGCAAACCAGCGTGTCCGCACTTTGCGTATAATATGTTTTGTCCATGTCGATAGCCGAAGCCACATAGAGCGTACCAACACTGTAATCGAGATAATCATTGCCAGACCCATTGATGTTTGTGATGAGACTTTGGTCCGCATAGAACCGGAACCGAATGGTCGATGCCGTGTTGTAAACGGACGCAACAATCATAAAATTTTGTGTCGTTGAAAATTCAAACGGGATGAGCAAGACGCCGTTGCCAGGGTTGTCCGCTGTTAAGTCAGTGACAAAGCGTGTGCCTGGTCGCCGGCTGAACCCACCTTGAGGTTCGAACAACACATTGTCGGCCAATGCGACAGACGAGAAATATTGCTGCAAATCAATCCGACCACGCAGAAGCGGATCCAGCTCACCTACAGTGAAATTTGCCTGATATTGTTGTACACGGCTCATCCACGAACATCCGTCAGTATGTAATCAGCAATGACAGATGGCGTCTGACCGCCGCCGTCAATGTTGACAGCCTGACGGAAGAAACCACCTCTTTGACCCTCTCCAGGGTTTCCAAGCGCAACCACGCGCCAGTATTCGCTTTTAGTCGTCTGATCAGTAATCACCTCGGCCAAATGCCAGGCAAGCTGGTAGGCTAGGAGCTGCACGAAATAACTCGGCATCTCAGCTTCATTGACAGACTTCTGATAATCGATGTGGATTTCTGTGGCGTTGGTCATCAAGACAGGTAGACCGGCTGCGCCCTGGTTTATTTCCCACTGCTTGTACGGGGCAACACCCGACGCGCTCGATACCCGTACCGCACGGGGAACGCCTAGAAGCATGTCGCTGGGAAGAATGTATTGGTAGGTCCACTCGTTCTGAGGGGTTGCCGTATCACGGGCAAGCTGAACCTTTGCAATAGTAAACGACCAAGGATACATACCCAAGGTCGTGCGTTTGATTTCAGTGTACATGGAAGAGCAAGCGTCAGAAGCAATCGAGCCATCAGTAAAGCTCGTAATCGTCTCAGCTCCTAAAAACATCAGAGCCTTGTTACAGATTGAAACTTCAGTATCACCCGCCGCCATGACAGTCTCCCTTGTAGAAGCGAGGGGCGTTGCCGCCCCTCACTGTTGGTTTAGTCACTGTCAGTCATCGCGACTGTGGTGCCGTCGGTAACATCGACCACACCGGCTGCGTTGCTAGCAACCATACAAATCGACAGAGTTGGCGTGTTGTTGTCATAGACAAAAATCACGTCACCTACTGCAAGGAGCTGAGAAGCGCTGTTGAAATAACCTTCAGTGTTTACGGTCGCGATTGCGTCCGCTGAAGAGTAAGTCCACATAGCCGCCTGGCTGCCTTTTTTCGACTGACCGCCGATTGGGTTAAGACCGGTTAATGCAAAAGCCATGATTTAACCTCCTTAGCTTTCATCGCAGACGACATCTACGATGCCTTCTACGTCGATAGCCGCAGCACCCATTGACAGCATCGCAGTCACCAAGAAGGAAGTCTTCTCAGGGATGTAGTTGATTTCTGTCTTTGGAGCGATACCCACCGCGCAACCCAACGCAGAGCGGTGGAACGCGAAGCAAGTGCGGTCATTAGTTGACAATGGAAGGCCACCTTCATCACGGTCACCCACAATATGGAACTGAAAGCCCATCATTGTGTTGATTTGACCTTGCACAAGAGCTTGAAGCGTTTGGAAATCAGAGCTGATTGCACGCTCATCTCCAAGCAACCCAGCAAGGTTGTTTGCGTGAATTACAAAGTGACGGTCTGTCGCTGGTACGTTGGCAGCATCAAGCGCTTTTTTAGCAGCAATGATTTTACCTACGTTAAGGTTTGACGCAGTGGCCGAACCAGATGTAACGACAGTTTTTGCGACAGTAGTGCCGGCAGACGCAGCATCCAGTGCATCGATAAGGATTTGGTCCTCACGACGACCGATTGCATTACCAACCACTTGAGCCAACTCTTGACGCTCGTCAAAGTTAACTTTTTGTTGGTTGAAGATGTCTGAGTACTCGGCTGCGACGTAGTCGCTTAGAGATACAGACACTTGCGAAAATGCAGCGTTGATTGGTGTTACGTCAGTTTGCGGAACGCGAATTGACGCCTGGCCTTTCCCTACTTTAGGGAACTTAACGGTGTCTCCCACGACACCAGTACGCATACGCGCAGCACCTCGAAGCACGGCGCTGGCTTGATAAGCCTGATGCACCTCTGCTTCAAATAACTGTACGAACGCTGGGGATAGGTTCGTTGACATAATGAGCCTCCAGCTTGAACCAAAGTTGAAGCGCCTCGTTAGGTTGTCGGAGAGTAACTCCGGCCTCTGGCTTCGCGGAGCGTCCGCGCACGGTGTATTTCTACACGCCAGACCGGCCCACTACGGGTTATCAGTCAATTACGACCATATACTACAAGCTGCACCTTGTAAATGTTTTAGATGCTACATGTGGTATTTGTACAAAAATATGGGGCCACCGAAGCAGCCCCAAGTTACAGGGAGGATTGAGTTACCCGTAACGCTGCTCGAACATTCTCTCCACGTCTCGCGTGAATTTACTGTCCGTGCCGTAACGGGGGTCTTGCATTTTACTCTGAATATCCGCTCTGAAGTCGTCTTCGCTCTGACCCGCGTCAGCTACCGGTGCAAGCGGTATCTGAGACATGTCGCCGGTGAGCTGGCGAACTTTCTGCATAAGACGCTGACCTACGGCAGTGCCTCCCCAGATGTTCAGTTCTTCTCGTTCTGCTTCTGAAATCACGCCTTTGCGCATTAGGCCATCAGCCCAGTTTACATTTGACTTGATGATTTCATCTGCATTGTTGCCCAGAGCTTTGCGCTCTGCATCGTAGTTTATCTGTGCTTGCGCCATGTCCTCCCCAGCCAGCGACGTAATTTTGCCGGCCAAGTCGTCAAACGCTTGTTGGTTAATGCCATACTGTTTAGCCCACTCTGAATACGCTCCAACGATAGGGTCGTCTTTTGCGTACCCAGCTTCATCTAAAACGCTAGTGTCGTATTCATCAGGGGCTTTGTGTTTGCCCTGGCTAAACTGCTTCTGCAGTTCTTCGTATGACTTAACAATATTTTCTAGGTCTGGACCTTCCTTTTCGTCCCAGAACTTTTCTGGGAACCAATCCGGCCTGTCGAAAACCGTGTCCTCGCTTTCTTCCTCGCTGGGTTCCGGCTCGGCGCGGTGTTCAATGGTTTGACCTTCTTCAGTTTCTTGCTCCTCTGCAAGAGCTGTTGCGGCCATCAATCCATCTGGGGCCGATTGCTCGGTTGTCCCAGCGTCTTGCTGGTTGTCACTCTGGCTCATTTGCTCTCCTAATACGTTGTTCAATTTCACGCACTAAACTGTTCTGACCCTCCCGTGCGTAACCATAAGAGGGTTCAGCTCCTGGCACCCACGCCGGTTGTTCAATAGTAACCTGGCGCAAATGGGCCAAAACCTTTTGCCCGTCCTCGGACCCGAAACAACGCTTGAACGAAATATCTAAAGCCCTCTGAAGGTCGGTATCGCGCAGCCGCATAGGCGTAACTGTAGCGTCTACACCGTCCCATCCAGGTGAGTTAATCGAGCGAATTTTTTCTGCTTGGTTCATTCTTGTGGTACTTCCATTCCATCAGGCGGGGTCATGCCCTGCGCTTCCATAGCCTGTTGGGCCATCTGCATTTGCATCTGTGCCATTTGCTGACGCTCTTGCTGAGACGTGCGCAGCTTCGCCGGTATTCCGAGCTGGTCCGCTATGTAATCACCAACCATGTCCATCTTCAGCAATGTCTGACCTTGTGGTCCCAGCGCTTGCGAAATTTGCATAAACTGCACAACCTCGTTCAGCTTATCCATGTTGCTTGCCATGGCTAATGGAGAAACAGGCGTAACGGTAACTTGCAAACCGTTAACTTTGAGAGGCAACTCAATCATGCCCATCTCATCCATTAGCTCCATGGAGCGGCGTACAATCGGGAACATGGTTTCAGTTATGAGCCGCCCAAACGCAGCACCCAAATTTTGGGACAACTCTTTCATCCGTTCCACGATTTCCGTCGCACTCCGAGCCGACATATTGTCGGGCGGCAAGCTTTCGTCCAACAACGTCTTCTTGATGTTCAAGCGTAAGTCGTTGGCAACGATCTGTGATAGGTTGGCGTCCCCGCTTCTGGGAAGTGGTTGTAAGGATGGGCCA